GGTAGTGCAAGCTCAGTCTCGGCGGTGACCACGGCGGTCTCACGTCCAAGTGCCAACGGGTTTGTGATCTTGCCCCTGTGGATGCACCCATCACAGATGCCGGGGTTCTCTGAATCAAACTTGACGCATGGGTATGGCCCTTTGATCTCAGCCAGCTTCTGGTGCATGCGCTCATGTGGGTAGGGATGCAGGTCTGACAACCATATGGCGGCTTTCTCACCATCGTTGCACTTCTGTGCAATGCTCAACCACCCACGCCACAACGGCTCCATGCCATCATCGGTTGCGTTCTCCGCATAGTGCCGAAGCTGTTCACAGCCCACGTTATCGCGGGTCTTCTTGTAGATGTTCTTGAACAACGTGACGCTGTTCTCAAACAACTTGACCGTGGTCGGTGTGTGAGGTGCGTCAGGTCGTTGGCCGGGCAGTGCAAGGGTTGTGTTCTGCTGGCGCGGGAGCATCGGCATCGACTTGAGCTGACTTTCAATGTGGTTGGCCAAGTCTTCAAAATCAAACGTGTCGCCCTCGGCCAGTATGCGCACTGGGCGCGGCGCAGCGTACTTCTCTTTGTTGTTGAACGTTCCGGGGAATCGCAGTACTCGGGCAGAGTCAGCGGTCACCGTCATGTCAATGCTCATGTTTTCTTGTCTGCACAAGCGCTTGAAGTTCTCAGCAACCGGTTTCCACTCAACAATAGGTATGTCCTTTGTGAATGGCCAGTAGCAGTGCAAACCGCCGCCTGAGTCCACGATGTACGGTGTACCAAGCAAATCCAGTCCCGTTTTGACCATGAAGTCATTGAGCGAAATTGCCGCAGCTTTCTTTGTTTCGTAGCCATCCATGTCAATGAACAGCGAACGAATAAACCGAGCGTTCTCTGCGGTGCGCTTGCCCTTGTTTTCAAACGTAGACAGTGCGAAGTAAATGTTTTTCTTGTCGCCCCACTTAGCTATGGATGCAGGTAAGTCCTCCAAATGTTCAACAAAATTGTGCTCCTTCTTTTTTGTAGTTAGCTCTGCCGTACAGTACAACCCGTTATCCGGAGACGGCAAAACAACCGCTAGAAATTCAAGCGGAGTCATGGGAATCCTTCAGGTTAAATAAACAGGTCGCGCTGTGCTTCGTCGCGTGGGGGGAACTCTTTGTCTGGTGCTACTGCGGTGAAGCGGCGTAACAGTTCAATCTGCCAGTCCAGTGGTGCACCCATCGGGTTGTCGTCCACATACATGGCAAAGTATTTGACAAGTTCTTGATTGCTTAAATTGCGAGGTCGTAATGCTGACATATTTTTCTCCATGCTTCATCTGCTGTTTTGGAATTCTTCAAGAACGTGAGCAGTGTTTCAACTCGATGTTCGTAGGCAACAAAAATTTCACCGCCTTCAAACCAGTTGTAAACAGTCTGCCGTGACACGCCCAATGCTTTTGCAATACGCACAACTGAAAAGTTGAGATGCACTGCCCAGCGCCCAAGCTGATTGCCTTGAGTCTTTGGGGCACGCATGATTGCGTCAATGGTTTTTTGTGAGTAGGCCATCTTCTTTCTCTCTAAAGATAGCGCGCATGACGCGCTGGTTTTTACCGGACTTGCCTTGACGGCGCTCGCCGGTGTCTTCAATAAAACCTTTGTCCAGCAACGCACGATACCGCGCTGTGATGGATGAGTAAGGGTATTCAGGATAAAGCGCACGCACCTCATCACTGATGCAGCCACGTTCACCGAAGCGGTGGATGGTGGAGTACACCAACCCCTCAAGGCGCGTAGTGTCGACTTCGTATGCGGCTGCTACGCTTGTGTCAGAGCTGTCTGCCCTGTGCAGTATGTGTGGGTTTGTTCCGAATGTGCTCATTGTTTCTCCTGAAGGTGGGGGTACTCGCTGCACTGTTTCTACCCTTGTCGAGTCGCAGCAACAGTTCAAATTTATTGCGCTCGGCATGAATCCATCAGCATCCGCTTTCCCCCCGATTTAATTACTCGTCGTCCCAATCGGACACCAGATCAGCCAGCTTGCCTTTCTTGGCGGCAGGCTTAGCGGGTACTTCGTCTTCCTCTGCTTCAGCTTCAACAGGCGGCTTACCAGCCAGCACCATCTTGGGAGCGTTGTTCTTCACGCCATCGCTTTGCGCGACAGTCATGACCACGGCACGTTGTGCGTCAGCACTCTCTGCTTGCTCCTTGATGACTTCGTACTCGTCGTCGGTCAACCAGCGTACAGGTTTGAAGTGCAGCTTGGGGGACTCGGCCTTAGTATCGAAGCGCATCTCGGTAACGATCTGCTCAGGATTGACCGGAGGATTCTGCACCGCCAAGTAGCGTGCATAGGCTTGTAACGGACGCTTGTCGCCTTCTTCTTTACCGAACACCGAAGTGGCTGGCAAAGTCAACTGCATCACATCCCCTGATGGGTTGTTGGCCAACACCACAGCAAGACGCTGTTGGTAACGGCAAGCACGGCTGTTGTTCTGGCCAGAACCCGCGATGTTCTTCGGGCAGCTCATGCAGGTAGCCGCTTGCTTGTTCTGAGCAGAAGGGTCAGGGCGCTCACCATCGTTGCTCCAGCAGTCAGGGCCGGTGATGTTGTCCGCATCGTAGGATGCGTTGTAGAAGATACGGCTGACCTTGGGGGCAGCTTTCACAATGATGACTTCCAGATGGCGGTCATCAATCGCGGCGACTTCCTTGCCACCAGCTACCAGACGGAACACGCCGCCTTTGATAGAGATGCGCTTGGTGTTGGAGACGCTGCCGCCGGTAAGGGCTTTGGCTGTGTCGGACAGTTCGTTGTTACGAGCAAATGCAGGTACGTTTGCGGACGAAAAAAGCGTTATGTTTGACATATAAAACTCACTTGGTTGGTTTGGATACGACCACGGTGTATTCCGTTGTCGAGTTCAGCCCCGGAGGTACAACCCCCGGGTTTTCTTCTAGAAACTGTGCCATGTTTGCCTGCGCAATACGTTTGAACAGCAAGTCAACAGCGCCGTGCTCAAGGACAAATTCCTTGAACGATGACCAGTCGTTTGTTGTGTACGTAGTCGAGGTACGCATGGATACAGTCCCAAAAGGACTTTTGACAGATGAGACACCGAGCGCCTTCATCTGGTCTTTGATAGCGAACTTGATTTCATCTTGTTGCGCTTTGAGTAGCTCCACCTTGGTGTCGTACTCTTGTGTCAGTGTATCGATCTCCGCTTTGATTTTGCGGTAGACCTTTACCAATTTGTCGAACGGGACTTGTTGTTCGTCCATTTGCTTCTCCGTTTTTGTTTGTCTAAGGTTTGACATGTTACACAATAAATTTTGTTTTGCAACTCCTTTCAAGAATTTATTTCTATCTCAAACATTTGGGTAAGAAGTGAGTTATCACTTACCTTAGCCTCCAATGCTTTGAACATTTTCTTTTCAATTGGCGACCCTTGAATGTGGATAACAGTAACTTTGTCTGAGTTCTGTCCCTTGCGGTCAGCCCGTGCAATGCACTGGATGTACTGCTCCACGCTCATCAATGGCCCAAAGAAAACCACGGTATCCGCAGCAGTTAGGGTAATCCCGTGTGCCGTAGCTTGTGGCTGCATCACCAGCACTCTTGGCTCTTTCTCATGCTGGAATCTGTGGATGATGTCTGCGCGTTTGTTTGGCGTGACTCCGCCGTGTATGCACTCGTTGGCAATGTTTTTCTTTGTCAGGTGTGTCTGGATGCTGTCGATGCTTGAACGAAACAACGCAAAGATGATGACCTTGCGACCTGTCTCCTCCAAGATTTCTTCCAACACGCCAAGCCGTGGCCCAGCATCGAACTCGACAACCTCTTTGTCATCTGTGTACACAGCGCCGCAACTGATCTGCAACAGCTTACTCACACCAGCGGCAGCGTTTACTGCGCTGATCGTCTCGCCTGCGGCTTGCACCATCATGCGATCTTTCAGTAGGTTGTAGTACTTGGCTTGCTGTGGTGTAAGTGGTACTTCGCGTGTTGTTGTCAGCACGGGCGGCAAGTCAAGGCACTGCGCCTTACTGAACCGTATCGCTGGTTGCAGTGCTTCGTGCACCAGATCGGCAGCGTTGGCTTTTGGTGCCCACTTGTACAGCGTGATTTTGTTCATCACCTTGTCGCGCCACGATGTGTAGTAGTTGGGCACACCGTCAGGGTTCACTATCTTGGCCAAGCCATACGCATCTGCTGGCGACTGCGATGCTGGAGTACCGGTCATCATCCATACGTGTGTGCTTGGCTTGATGATTGACTTCAGTGACTTCCATCTGCGTGTGGTCACCGTCTTGTATGCGTTGGCTTCATCCACAATCACCAAATCAAAACGTCCATCAGCATTGATCTCATCGGCTATCAAGTTCAGTCCTTCGTAGTTTGTGATGACGAACTCGTAGTCCTGTTGAATCATCTCAATGCGCCGACTAGCCTGCGTGTGGTGAGCAACAATGGCAGAGCGGTGGATGATGCTGTTGCTTAAGTCAGCCAACCATGCAGACTGCATGATGGATAGCGGGCACAAGATTAAAACTCTACGTACGTGTTTGATTTGTATCAGGTAGTCAGCCGCCCACAGTGCAGCAAGCGTCTTACCTGTACCGGGTTCGGAGAACACAAACGCTTTGCGGTGCATCGTCAGAAACGCTGCCGTCTCAAGCTGATGCTGCATGGGCTTGTATCTGCCCGGCCATTTGTATTTGCGTGTGATGGGCGAGGGAACGTCCTTCACTCCGAGGTTGCGTAGCACCCTGCATTCATCTAGTCCCCAGTAGACAGCGACATCGAACCCACCATCATCACGCTCGATGACTTTGTGTTTTGGGATGATGCTGTAT